CGCCCTGCAGGTCCATCGGACTGCTTAAGGTGAACTCGATGACTTGATTGTCTTCCTGACTCTTGCTGTCGATGTAGAAAACACTGAGTTTTTCCTGTGTCGGATCTGCAGTCGGATTACCATCAGTAAAATTTCTTGCGTCCAGATAATGCTTCAGCGTGTCATGCACGATGACTTTCGCCTGCAGCATATCGTCATAGGCCAGACACAGAGCGGTAATGCTGCTGTTCAGGTTAGCAACCGTCAGCTTAGGTTGAGCAGATGAACCATCCGTTGAGTCTTCAAGCCCCTCAATCTGCGTGGGCCAGGCTGAATACTCCAGCCCTTGCCACCAGACAGATTTCGGCGGCAACTTCGATTCATCTCCACCTGCAGCAGCTATTTCTACAGGAGTATGCACCAGCGTTTCATTGTGAAACCGCAGAATTTCCGCGCCGAACGCTGTTCCATCCACTTCGAAAAGACGTAACTTATCGCCCGGCTCCAGCTTCTGGACGTCAGTATTCATTACCATGTAATTGCCTGCTATCAGACCGAATAAGCCTGTTCAAATGTGAAAGAAACGCTCATTGTCGCGCCGCCTATTGGCATCGCTTTGATGGAGTCAGCCGTAACGCGGTAAAGCCCGGCTACACCATATGGGGGCACCCAGACGCATGATTTCGTGACGTGAGCACGGATGAAGGCGAGGATAGGTTTCATGTCCTTTTCTCGTCCCTGAAAAGTGAGCGGCCACGTCTGGGTTTCCGGATTGATACCGTCACCGGAGACCTGTTTATATCCGTCGCCAAACTGTGCGCTGCGCACACGCCAGTCATAAGCACCCTCCGGGGAGCCCTGCACGCGCCAGCTAAACGTTTCAAGTGCCATAAATTCCTCAATAAAAAACCGCCCGAAGGCGGTTAGCGCGAGTTGTTTGCGTTGTAGATGAGACCGCCGGGACGCAAAGCCTTAGCGATCCCATCGCGAACAGACTGGTCGATCACCTGCTGATAGGCTTTCCCAATAGCGTCGTTGTTACCCGACGTCTGCTGCTGGTTGCTGCCTGTTTGTACGACAACCGAGGTCTGAACAACTGTCGAATTCGACTGGCCGCCTGACAGGCCAAACATCCCCGCATTCCCGCCAACCAGGCCACCGTCTGCATAACCCCGCATCATGGAATAAAGGTTATCGACGCCGATCCTGCTGGTCGCCTCCTTGGTCATGACGAATTCGCCGCGATGCACGATACCGGCTGGCGCTAATTTAGCGCCTTCACCGGTATAGCCACCTGAATCAAACGATAGCCCGCTGTATGCACCAGAAGAAAACGAACTGTTAGAGGCTGCCGTAGCGGTACCTGAACCAGCCGAGAACGAACTACTTATCCAGCCCATGGCTGCCTGCACAGCTTGAGCTATGAGCAATTTATTGATGATCTCAACAATGCTGGTCAGGAATGACTTCGCAAAATCCTTCACATTTGCTTTGCCGGTTGTTGCCAGCGTGCTCATCATTGAGGACATATCACTGAGCGTGGTTTGCGCCAGCTGTCCGGTTGCAGTGAACACGTCACTGGCGTTTTCACCAAACTGGGCGATCCCCTGATTCATACCAGCCAGCCAGTCTCCCTGATTAGCATCTTCCTGATCCCATCCGGAACGTAACGCCTCTTTAGCCCGGGTGTATTCATCCGTGACCTTTGACAGCGCCGCTGGGTCAGTAATGCCGTCGGTCTGCTTGCGAAAAGTGTTGTCGAGCTGCGTTTCCTGATCGACGCGACCGGCCTGCTTCGTGGTAAGCCCGAATTTTTCCTGAGTCTGAGCGTTCTTGCTGACGATAGACGTGGTGTAGTCCTGCATCTGCTTGAGCGCCTTCACAGCCTTCTCGCGCTGTACGTTCTCGCGGGACAGCTGCGCCTCGAGCTGCAGGCTGGCGGTTATTTCCCCGGAGCGCACCAGCAGGGACTTCTGATCGGCGGTCAGGATAGTTTTACTTTTCAGGTCGGCAATCTGCTGCGTGAATTTCGAGAGCTGCTGTTCCTGGCTGGTCAGCGTGGCGCTGGCCGATACCTGATCCTTAAGTGCAGCGACTCGTTGCTGGCTTGCCAATAGCTCACGGGTGCCTGCATCATCCTGAAATGCCTTTCCCTTTGCCGTTTTCGGGTCTTTGAAACTATTGTTAACGTTGGTAATGAGCCGGTCGGCCTGCTCCTGCTTGATGACGCCACGCGACAACGCCTCGTTGATGAGGTTTATTTGCTTAGTACGTTTCTCGGCGTTGCTAAGCGTTTTCTGGTCAATATCGCTGATCTGTTTAGCAAGTGATAAGTTCTTCTCACGCGAATCACTTTCAGCCTTATTCTGAGCTGCTGTCAGGTCGCCTAACAGCATTTGTCCCCTGATCCGCGCTGCATCAGATGAACCGGTGTCAGTATCGATACCACCGAGCGCCAGCGTGCTAGCCCCACCGCTGGCCGCCTTCGCTCTGGCTAATGCCTCTTTTAGCTGGTCATCGAGTGACTTCTGACGCCCTAAGTTCAGCATCGCATCCCATGCACCGCTGGCTGCGTCACCTAGCGCTTTCCATGCGCTTTGAAGGATCCCCAGATTATCCGCTACCTCTTCTGATCGCTTACTGACTACCTGAGCGTAAGTATCAATTGCAAGATTGGCGGCTTCCTGAGTTCGCCCCTGTTGCTCGAGCGCAGCAATCTGACTGTACGTTGATGCAGTAAGGAAATGGTACTGGTCATTCAGTTGGGTAATCGACGCGAGCGGCGATTTACTCAGTGAATTGAAATCTGCGATCAGGGTCGCCGTGGCTTCGCCCGTCGCGTCGCTCATGCTCACTACAGCAGCCGTGACCGCCCGGAGCTGGTTGACCGTGTAATTCCCTGTAGTGTTCAGCTTCGCCAGTGTGTCAGCCGAAACAGAAATCGTTGTTCCTGTTGATGCCGCAATCGACTTCGCCATCATGGAGAGATTGCTGGCAGTGGTACCGGCGAAATTACCGGTCAGAATTAAGGATTTATTGAATTCGTCAAGTTCCTTCGCCCCCTGATACCAGGCAATTGCCATCGTCGTCGCGGCGACTGCCAGCGCCAGCACGCCTAATTTGACAGGTGACAGGAACGACGACAGTTTCTCAGCATTCTCTGCGTTTTCGGATAATCCATTCGCGCTGTCGGAAAGCGAATCACTGGCCTCATCGTTCGCATCATTAAGTCCGAAGAACTTCTGCTTAATAATTTCAAAGATGTTGCCCAGCCCACCGAAAGAGTCAGATATCTGGCCGCCCTGCTGCGTCAGCACCAGCCACAGTGGCATACCACCTGCAATCGACGTCGCGATGTCAGTAAACTGCGCTGGCAGCTGGCGCATGGCCTGCCGGTACTGCCCGGCGGAAATCGCCCCTTTCCTCCATGCGTCGTCCTGTTCTTTTAGCTTGGCAATGAAAGGGGCAGCCTGCGTGGACACACCTAATTCAGCAGCCTTAAGCTCAAGGATCTCCGCTCTGGTTTTTCCTACGGCGTTCGCCTGGTCATTCAGCGACTTGATGAAACTTTGCCGGGTATTCGCCGCGCGAAGCTCTTCCTGTGCCGCTGACCGCTCGGCGGCCTCCAGCTCGGCAATAGCCTGCTTGAGGACGCGGGAGGATTGCGCAGACAAACGCTTCTGCTCGGCATCTCGCCGCGTCGCATCTTCCTGCTGGCGCAGCGCGGCGATGAGCGGCGCTGCCTCCTGAGTAATACCCAGCTGAGCCGCACGATACTCCGCCGCCTCTGACGCCGACGTTTTATAGAGCGCGTTCTGATCGCGCAGCTTGGCAAGAAATGACTCTTTCGCGGCGGTGGCCGCCTTGTCTTGCTGCGCCGCCGCGGCTGCCGCCCGACCTTCTTCGGTGCGCGCATCAGCTGCTCGCCCGAGCTCTTCCCGCGTCTGCTGGATGGTACGGGCCGCGTCGCGGAAGGTGTCACTGTCGATCAGGCCCTTGGCGTTGAAGCGCGACAGTTGTTGCTCCATGTTGTCGAGCTTTTCGAATGCGGCCGTTACCGGGTTGATCTGGGTCAGCAGCGTGCGCAGCTCCTGCTGCTGCTGAGCGGTGGCCTGCGCCGCGCCTTTCGTGCTGACTTCGTTCTGCTTTAGACCTTCAGTGAATTCGCGCACGCGCCGGTGCGTGTCTTCCACCTCGCGCGCGACCTCTGCCGACACTTTCGCCGCACCCTTGCCACTGGTGCCGAAGTTATCAGCCCCCTTTGCCGCATCAGCCGCCGCGTTAGCAAATTTATCCAACTCGTTGCTGCCGCGCTCGACGTCGGAGGTGTTGACCTTGAGCGAAATCGTTGCAATATCACCGGCCATTACGCCCCCTTATGCATGAGTGTCAGCGCCGTTCTTTCCATTATCCGGATGTCATACAGCGCGGTTGCTTCGTCGTCTATCCCGTGAGTACGCATCAGCCAGGGCAGGCAGTTGTAATCCAGACCGGTCGCCCCGCTCATTCCGACGCGCCACTGCGTGCTGGCCGCCTGAAAGACATCGAAGGCAGGCCAAACGTCAG